ACGCTTAATCGTTTCAGGCTTGTTTCTCTTACTGAAAGCTTTCCAACCTGAATTGGTCACTAATTTGTGCTTACGTCGCATATCAGTAAGAACGGAATCGATGCTCAGAGGTCTCTTGTTAGCTGCAGAACCAAACACCGTAAGACGGGCTGACCTAACTGCTTCTTCCCATTTAGCAGTTTCGAATAACTCAGGCTCAGTACTTTGCGCATACTGGGTGTCGTAAAGGTTCATGTTGTCTTTCAACGGCGGAGTTCCTCCTTGAGGACCGAATTTAGGAATATACCCTTCCTCGAAGTGTAGCACAGTTTTACCATAACTTAGTGTTGATAGTTCGGATTTAAGAATTTTCAACCATTCAGCTAAGACGGTTTTAGGTGCTTTCTTTTCATACAACCAACTTCTTGGAGTATAAGAAGAACCTATTTCCCATACATTATTGAGGTGTGAGGAAAGAGAAGCGTTAGAGTTGACAACGTCTAATTCATTGCTCGACAGCTCTGTTAGTTTAACCATACTATTACTGTATTGAATTATAATTTACTTACTTTCTACGTCTACTTCGAGAACGACCAGACTTACCTTTCCCTGAATCTTCAGCTGCGTTAGAATCTTTGTACTTATCTGTAGCACTAGAATCTAAACCAACAAGCTTTTCAACAGCTAAATAAGCCACTTCACGAAGTGAATCAGGAGTAACATATAAACATCTCTCAGTTCCAAACTTGTCAAAAGGATGACACGTTTGTCCCACGTTAGTGTAAGTTTCTCCTCTAGAGTAAGATAGACGAGTGAACTCTCCAGACCATTGCATACCTGGTGTACCTGACAGATTTGAATAGCTTAATCTTGAAACTAGTGTACTTCCATTGTTACAGTTGTTAGCAACTGGAAGCATTAGTGTAGGAACCCATTTAACGCTGGTAGTGTTAAACGCACCAGCACAAGCTAGAACTAAACCGTCTAAGCTGTCTGCATAGGTATTGTAGACAATGTTGTCCGTTTGGGAAGCAACTCTAGGTTGCCCAAGACCGGCCAGAAATGGAAGGTTAGCCCAAAGAGTATTCATGTTAGGAGAGTACTCAGCTACAGTAGGAGTAGTGAATACATGTTCACTATCTTGCCAAGAAGGAAACACTCTTGCTATCATATTAGCAGTGTCTCTAAAACTGGCATCAGCAAGAGCAGCTAAGTTGAAACTAATGCTAGAATCATCAGCACCAACAAATACTGTACCACTTACTGTACCTAAAGATTCACTATGTAAGCCCCAAAGCGCAGAGTTTGGGTTCATAGATTGTCGGTAGTAAACACCATAACATTGGAATAGCCACGCGTTAAGAAACGGTGGAATAGGTAAAATGTTTATGGCATCACGTAGTTGTGTTAATAAATCAATATCGGCTGGAGTTATGTTAGCTCTCCAAAATGTCACACCATCATTACGATTGACAGGTGAGTAAATTAATGGTTTAGCGTAACTATAGTAACACATTAGAGCATTAGCAATCGTAGTGTAATAGTGATGCAGGCGTGTATTAGAAAATACAGTACCAGCTTGGACATTAAATCCAACTCGTCGCTGTGCTAAAGTTTGGAATTTATTAGTCACATTAACATCCCACCAAGATGTAAATCTTGGATCAGAATTTGAATTAGGGAATACTAATTTCACAGTACTAATGTGTAAAGGACTAGAAGCTGAATCAGCGTCAAGTCTGACTTTGGCAGCCGTATTATGTTCAATACCAGAATTGATATTAATCGCGTAAGGTCTGGGATTTAGTGCTAGTTGTCGACCAATCATATCTGATCCGCCTGACATACCACCTGGAGTAGGTCCTGAGCCTCCTCCGTTATCTCCGCCCCCGGAGTCACCCCCTCTTTTACCAACTCTGAATCGCGATCTCACGAATTCTCTGGTTCTGGAAGGAAGCTCGTCCATATTAACAGACTTGTTGATTTCATCAATAAGTACATTAATCGCTTCGCCGGCAAGTTTTCCAGCGATAGCAGATTCGCCAATCTTTCCGAATTTTCCGAAACCACCTTTTCCGATCGC